CACTGTGTAGACTTTTCAATCTACTCTGCAATTAAGCAGTTATACTTTGTTAAGTTTACTTGCTAGTTGCTGCTGGATGATATATCCAGTAGCAATTAGTTTGTCAGTTGAACAAGGACGAAATTTGTCCTTGTACCAGTCTGGCAAGGTGGAGCGTTTGAAGGAATAGTTAAAACCATGTCGTGAAGACACGACGGAAATAACCTTGTTCCCGATGACGTGAGAATTGGTCGTTGGAGTAGGAATTAACCTACCAACTTCTGGTTCCTTCTGCAACTCAGCAGAAGCAACACCCCAAGCCTCGTAGAACACGCTCTCAAAATTAAACATTTGAGATTGCGTGCCCCTGTCTACAAGTACTATCTTTTGACAGTGCTTATAGATTGTTTGTCCCGGAATGGCAAAGTCTGAAAAGACTTTGCCCCCGCTAACGTTCACCTCACTGATCGACTTAATGAACCGCGTACGAATGCCTCTCGGCAAGTTGTGCCACGGAATCGATATGCCACTAGAGCGCTGATAATCGAACAAACTTTCGAATGTTAGAATATTATGCGCCGGAGTATAGAAGGGTTTAGCGTTTGAAATAAACGTTTGCCCTGCAAACTCTACGAGGTTACCCCCGTATGATTTGTGCAGCGATACCGGTATTTTATGACTTGCAAGCAAGCCAAAGTATGCCTTCTTCAATTTCTTGTTGAAGACAATTAAGTCGTCGCCCAGTACAGCATAAGGACTATGTCCTTGTCCACACTGCAGTGATAAATACTCACATACAATGTTATGTGTTAGGGCTAAGCATTGGAAACTCGGAAGAGTTCCCAAAGGCTGACCTTTCGACCACGACGTGAAGAAACCCTGGTTAAACCAAGGCGCTCGCGACATTTGCATAAAGCATTTTAACGAGTCTTGTACGTCAGAGCAAGCTGTACTCAAAAGAGTACTCCAGATAGTGACACCCCAGTTAAGGGGCAAGTTATCTGTAGCCTTAGACAGGTCAATCCCATAGCAAAATAGGTCTTTGGAAGATACACGTGAAGTGATCTTTTCATTGAACTTTTGCTGATTGAAGGTACAATCGTGCGGTAAACGCTTGACTATACTCTCAAGGGCTTGATAACCAGGCACCAGAGCAGATTGTAAAAATCTGTTCGGTACAGCAATGGCCCGAAAATCTGAGCCATGCTTTGGTATGAAATGAACATCCCCAACACATGCACCATTAAACGACTCAGAAGAGCCGATAGTTTGATGACGTGTATAAGTAGAAAGATCATCCGGGTCTAGCACAGTGCTAGAACTAAGCATCTTGAAGTACTCAGAATTCACATCATAGACAAACCTTCGGGTGTCAGGTGTGAAACTTTTAGTATGATCAAGTATGTAGCTTAACGTTTCGAAATCCTTAATAAAGGATGCCGAAGCCGGTGAATGATCTAAAGAAGCATTGGTTTCCATTACTGGGTTCCCGCTATCTTTGTACATTTCAGGTGTGATAGGTGTGAACCAATCACGCTTGTCTAAATGTGCATCGTCGAAAGTGGTTATTTTCCTCCACTTGGCCCAGTATGTAGACCAATCGCGAAGTGAATGTCCCGATGCAAAAGCATGGAAACAATGAAGTTTGTTCTTGCGTATAGCAATATAAACGTCTGAACGAGCACGCTTAGTTAACTTCAAGATTCGTAACCACTCGGTTAATCCAACTGGAGCACTAGTATCCACATCTATAGAAGACACGCTTTCGTGATAAACACGCGACGCTGTCTCTACATTTATGGTACCAGGCATTGTATATAACTTTAAAAAGTTTAATACATTTTGTGGATTCGTAAGCATGGACTGTTCCAGGTATTTAACCCAGCCAGTTCTCTTAACCGGGCAAGCGATGTTATGCTCTCCCGAACGAAACGATTTTAGGTAACAACCTAGATTCTTGAAGACATCTTCAGCTGCACTGCTACCGTTATGCTTACATAGATGACGATACTTTGCTAGAAAGTAACGCTTAGCGTCTTTCTTAAGCGGTATGCTATTAACAATAGTATTATTTATTTTCATGATTCTCTCCTAAACTAATAAGGCGAGAACTACGTCAACAAATCATTTTTTTCAAAATGTTGAGGTAGCCCCATGGACGAACACGTCTAACTTGGCGTTAGTAGTTCTGCATCGATTACGTTTACATATCGTAGGCTTCGATGAACGTTAGCCCTTTGGTTGGATAGGAATACTACCCTATTTGGCCAAGGTATGCCCCCTCCGGG